AACACCAATTTTAGAGCTTTTTTTAAATCCTATTGTCAATTGCTGGCCACCGCGACCTCTAGATGTTGTGGAAAACACATATTCATATTCTAATTCATCATATAATATTCTAGCAGTTTGTGTTCCAATATTATTAGTTTCAATTAAAGCCCAGGAATTATTATATTGCTGAGATACATTTTTTATAACCGTCGGAAATAATATCGGATCTATTTTATTGCTTCTATAAACACACACCTGCCTATACGGCATTTTTGTGATGTCAATTATTGAAAACGCCGAATAGTCTTGTCCCTGCCCGCTCGCGGTATCAACTATTGTGCAATATAAGTGACCTTTCTTCGGCTCTTCGTACATCGAAACGCCATGTCTTTCTATTAAAGGTGTGCGCCAAGAAAATGTAGACAATTTAGAGGGTGCTATAAGTGTGCTAGTAGAACCTAAAAATTCACAATCAAATTCTTGTCTACACTTTTCTTCGCCCATATTAGCAATCTGTTCATCATACCACTTTTGATCTCGACCGGGAACATCTGACCAATGCACTTCTACAGGAACATATCTACTGCGACCTTCAATTGCCTCTATCCAATAGTGGTAAAACATATTCATACCTTTTGGTGTAGAAACCATAACAACTTTTGTAGTTTTACCAGAAGTAATTGTAGGATATGCAGAAGTCATAAATTCTTCTGCAATTGTGTGTGGTATAAACGCAAACTCATCTAACATAATCATATTATAAGTAAAACCCCTTGGACCATCAGAAGAAGTTGATCCAGCAATAACTCTTGAGCCATTTTCTAATTCAATAAAACCTTTATTCCAAGTAACTATACCTTGTTGCATCCAAAGTGGCAAATGCTCATATGCTTTTTGTAGTCTTGCTAAAATTTCTCTTGCGGTGCTTGCTTTGTTTGCCAATATACCAATTGTTTGATCGCGCTCAAATAAAACAGACCAAAGTATATAAGAAACTGAAGTTGTAGATTTTCCCACCTGCCTTGGTAGTTTAGCAATTGTAAATCTATTCTCATGTATTGTGTTAATTAAGTTTTCTTGAAATGGCCACAATTCAAAATTAACAAGACCGTCATCAGCAGTAACAATTTTTACATAATTTTTTATAAAATAAATTGGATCCTGTGCACACTTAACACGTTCTGCAACTTGTTCTTTTGTAAATTGCATTTTAACGCCGGAAGCTTTAAGCTTTTTATTGCTTTTATAGTTCCTCATTATTAATGGGTTGTACTTAGGCATATTATTTTTTCAATTTATCAATAAGTCTATCTAACTCTTCTGTACTACCAACAAAAAGATTATTATTAATTGTTTTACTCTCTTCTTTTTCACCGCCAGTAATTTTACTTTGCTTCTCGTGCATATCTATAAGTGTTTTACTACTATCTACAATTGTTTTTGTTAGTAGTGCAACAACTTCATATGCTCTTGGGTGTTGTGAACTATCAGCTATTTGTGCAAGTTTTAAAAGTGAGTTTTGTGCAACTTCCAATCCATTATATATTTTCTCCCTCGCTTGTTGAAAATCACACTCCAATTCTTCGGATTTATTTTCATATGATGGAACTGCAACAGTTTCAACTTCTTCAAATACAACAGGTTCAAAACCACTTTTTTCTGTTTTATATTCAGATTCTATAATTGGTTTTGCAACATTTTCAATTTCTTCTTTTGTTGCAATATATTCATTATGATCTTCTTGTGTTGCTTCCAACAACTTTTCATACTCTTCTTTATCACACATATTAAATTTCTTCATCCTCACCAGTTTCTGGGTTATATTTTAATCCATCATTAAACTCTTCATACGTTTCAGAAAAACCAAAGGCATTTTCTGGCAAATTCGCATCTTCGGGCTGTGGTTCTATACTACTTCTTGCTAATCTAGGTGTTTGACTAATAATTTCATCGGATAACTCACCTTCTGGTATCAAATAATCAACCTGAGACTTTTTGATAATTCCTTGGCTTCTAATAGGTCCGTAAAAGAATGTTTTAATTGTAAAATCAAAAGTCCATAAAACTTCTTGTCTTTCTAACCAACCACTTGCAGAATTAGCTTCATAGTTTTCTTCCAGACTGGTATTATTTAACTGCACAATTAAATCATCTTTTAGTTGCATTTCAGGCAAACTTTCAATAGTAATGGTATATGATGGTGTGAACCAAGGTAATATTTGTTCAACTATTTGATTTGCTTCATCCATAGTTTTACACAAAACATTTAGAGTTACTGATATATCGTATGGAACTGGATTAAAAATAATTTGTCTAGTTTCACCTACATCAAAAGTATTTTTTTGAATTGTATTCAATTTTCTTGTTGGATTATATGAAATCCCGGTCATTTCAAAAGATAGTCTTGGCAATTTAATTGCAACTTGCCTTTGTAAATCTTTATCATCTTTTTCTCTTATTAAATATCTATCTCTTGGGCCATATGCTAGTGGAACTTTTTCGCGCTCAACTTCAACACCATTTGCATCTCGTCTAACAATAGTAATATCATTAAATAACGTCCCAAAAGCGGACATAGCTTTTTTGAATGTTGCATGGTAATAATTAAAACCAAACATTAGTAATCATCCTCAGAAAATGGGTTCGACTCACTAAAATCTATAAAACTATCCCCAAGTTCTTCTATTTCTTTATTTAAAGCGCTCGCATCGTTAATTATTTCTTGGTCATTAATTTTTAATAAAATTAAACTTGACATTGAATTTTCTATAAAAACTTCCTGCCCGGCAACAAATTCTCCATTAATATCTCTAACTTCGACAGTTTTATCATCAATAACTTTAACAACTTTTGCAGCGGCAGTATAATCATCGGGATAACTTACACCTTGATATACCGCATCTTCTATCTCTAAATCTAAAGAATCTGCACCAGATTCAAAATATAAATTTATAGTGTGATCATATTTTTGTTCAACTTGATCAATATCACTATAACCAGTATTAAACTCTTCATTGCTATACACAAATTGCTCTGCTTGAATTTCAAAAACTTGAAGTGTGCCCAGTGGATAAAATAAACTTTCATCTTTTACAAATTTAATTTCAAAAAGTGCATCGTTTAGTGGAAAATAAATTAAGTCACCTTCTTTTGGTCTAGGTGGATCCATATCACCTTCAACACTCTCTATAAATCTATTTCTAGAAACAACGAGTGTTACTTGATCTTTTATATCAATGCCAAATTTTCTAAAAATATTACCATCACCTTCAAATCCATCCACATTTTGTATATACATTTCTATTTCAAAATGATCATCAAACTTAGATAATACATCTTCACCAAAAAACAAATCTGTATTTTGTTTTTTTCTCGGTAGATAAGCAATATCTTCGCCATAGATTTGTATGCACTCAATTATTAAATCTTCTGCAAGATTTTGTTCCGGTGTATAATTTCTAAAATTGAAATATCTGTTTGTGCTCACAGTTTACCCCACTTCAAAAAGAGTAGGCAATTGATACTTAGATTCTAGTTCCTTCTCTAGTTTTTCTTTATCTTCTTTTGCTTCATTAAGCATATCAGATGCGTTTACAGTAACACCACCGGGCAATACTTGACCCTGATACTTTAATAAATTCCAAGCCCACTGATATTTTAATAGTGCAACAAGATACCAACGTAACCATTTGTCTCTGTAAATTTGTGGATAATCTTTTGGGCTTAATGTTGTGTGCGCTTCAAAAATTAACCATTTATCTACCAAATTTTCATCCCAAGTAATATCCATTTTTACTTTATCGGTTACTCGATTAAAATTAACACCCTTCATTGCATTAAATTCAAATTCTATTAGTGCCATATGTCTTTTGAACATATCATATGTAACTAAATCAAAACCATTCATATATCCCATGTGATTCCAAATGGTTTTTAAATCTATAGAATTTGGTCCGTTGCCCAGATTATAAATTGAACCAAAAACAAGCGCATTACCAGAAATCCTAGATACAGGTAGTGCTTTTGTAATGTATAAAACTTGATCAGATACTGGTATATATTCGTTATCAATGTCACCAACAAATACACCGTTAGTTCCGCGTATTTCAAATTGAACCCCTGCATGTTCACCACTTTGAACTTCTACAATTTCACCATTTTGAAAGGCGCCTTCAGTATCAAAATGTCTAGAACTTAAATTGTCCTCTCTTTGATCAAAATGTTTTGCTTTGGCACCAGAAGTTAATCCAAGTAACTCTACACCCCTTTCTAAAGTAACACCCATCGGTAGGGTATAAAATAGTTCGCTGGCAGTAATTTGGTGTTTAATCCACAAAGATTCCACACCATCATAATGAAATTCTTGAAATGTTGTAATTGCTTCAGTTATTAAGTCTTCAACTTGTTGCTCTTCTAAGTTGACCTGTAAAACAGGTGCACCCAACTTTCTCAGGGCCCAGTCACGCAACTCTCTTCTATTGCTTGGTAAATCAGACACGCTAAATCTCCGTAAATCTTTTTATATATTTAGACAATTTCGATATTTCCCATGGAACTAACTACGTTCCATGTGGAATTGTCTGCAACACACACCAATTTTATGGAATCGTTTTGCTGTGTTGCTTGAATATACCCAGATGATCCAACTGTGGTAGTTACAGAAGTAAAATTTATTGATTGTCCAGCAGACTGCGTTACACGCCAACCATTGGCATCTGCCGAAGTGATTTCTATTACATCACCAACACTAGATGTTGCCGGCAGTAACAATTCTACTTGTGATGCACTACCAGAAATAACATAACCATAATTTACCTGTGCAGTTTGACTTGTAGAAACAGAAACCCAAAGTGTTGATGGTGACAGGGCCAATATCGACTCTACAGATGCATATTTCTTTGAATCCGAATCTTCACTATCCTCAATTAATACTACATCTGCAATAACTGGATCTGTTTTTTCATCAAAAGTTAAAAAATCTCCAGCAGATCTTTTTAATTGTGCATCATTAGTTACCGAACCCAAACCAACTTGGCTTGATGTCAATGATAATGAAGATTCTAAATTACCAAAAGTTAGCTTTTTCTTTGTAAGAGAACTTTCACTATCTTCAATTAAAAGTAAATCACCGGAAACAGGTAGTAGTTTTTCACCAAAGGTATCAAAATCGCCATCGCCTCTTTTTAACTGTGCATCATTAGTTACTGAACCCAATCCAACCTGAGATTTTGTTACTGCATGTGGGTTTAATGTATCTGTTATATGGTTTTGTAAATCAGAATCATATGCAATTTCCTCCAAAGAACCTTCAGTACCAACTTGCCATCGAGTTCCACTTTCGTCCCATTGTATTAATGCATCACTACTATCACCACGCTTAAATCTAAAACCACCATCTATAGAGGGCGATCCGGTTGTAAAATTTGAGTTTATGGTTATTTCATTATCTTCAATGTCCAATATATCAGTATTGAAAATTGTCTGTGTTCCTAGAACCTCTAAATTTCCTTGAATTGTAATATTTCCAGAAACATCTACATCAGTTAAATATGAATCTCTTGGTCTTTTTAAATTAGTACCCAAATCTCTTACATTATTATTCTTGGGAAAAAAATCACCGTTAGAATTAAAATCCCAATCTAAATTCAATTTTTCTCTTGTTACTGAACCATCTTCCAAAACAAAAATGTCATTTCTTTCAACACCTTGAATATAAACATCTATTGTTTGACCTAATGTTGGTGCAGTAACAAAAACTATTTCATGTGTGTTATTATCAATAGTCCAAACATCACCATATGGTTGTTGTGTACCATCAACAAAAACTAAAACACCTTCTTCAAATAACACATACTCTAAAGAGAGTGGGAAGTTTGTTTCTAAATCATCACCAGTAAAACGCTTTCTAATTAGTTCATTGCCTTGTGTTGATGGTACTGTTATTTCTCTACCAAGATATAAAATATAGAGAGAGCTGGCAGATGCCGGTGCAGAAGAAAAAACTAATTCTGTTCCACTAGAATTTACATTATAATCTAATTTTGGTTCTAATATAGAACCATCCAATATTACAAGCAAAGATTCTGCAATTTTTACTTGGAAGTCTAATGCAAAAGATGTCTCCAATGAATCTGGAGTCAACTTTTGCTTTAATATAATACCAAGTGGTGAATTGTTTCCTAAAATTCTACTCATTTTTAATACTTTATTATAAATTTAATAGTTTGATATGCTGGATTTGATGCACCCGAAGATCCAGAGCCACCAGAACCACTTAAACTTGTACTTTGTGCAGTTGTTGTTATGTTACTGTTACCATTTATACCACCATTTACATTACCCAATGATCCAGAAAAATTTGATGCTGAATGTGTATGTGAATTTGGGCTAGTTGTTACATTTGCAGTATTTACAGTAACTGTATGTGAATGTCCAGATTGAGTAATACTATGACCATGACTATCAATTGGATGTGTATGGGATCCAGCTGTGTTTGTTGTATAATTAACCGGACCAGTTATTGGGGAACCACCTGTTCTAAAACATGCATTATTACTACCAACACTAGTATGATGCACTCCATGAGT